TATTCAGTCACTCACGACCCCTTGAAAAGTCAGTGATATCAAGGACTTGTGGGGAGTGGCCCCTATTATACCACAATCAAAAAACCGTTTCTATCATTGCACGATACGCTCCCGATAGTTGCAAAATCGCGCATATTGCCAAAATATCGTTTTCGTCATTTTTCAATAATTGAAAAAAGTCGTATTCAAAATCGTATTCATTGCCCGCATAATTGAGAGAACGAGCCCGATGGCTTTTTTTATTGCCGTTACAATAGACAATCTGAAAAAATGCCGTTATAACAGAAAAAAGCCCTCCCATTTGGGAGGGTTAAATCATCTTATAAAGTTTCTGGCCAAGGATCATCTGTGGTATATGTCATGTTAGTAAATCTTATATCTCCGATGTCACGATCTGTAGGTACTGGATCATCAAACTGTAAGCGTACATGATTATTATCGCTACTTCCACCAACGTACCACGTACCGTAACGCTTCCCTTTGTCATTCATCATAATCCCGATCTTCGACCCCGTGGGACGAAAACCAAGCGGTAGAGCGCCAATCGGTAAAATTGTGACATTTCTTTCTTTGTCTGAACTTTGAGGGAAATATCCTTCAGATCCTCTGCGTTTGATTCCAAACCAACCCCATTTTAACCCACCGAAAACGATCTCTACAGTTGAGTTAATGCGTCTAAACTCAATATATGCGTTATCCAAATTCGATTTGATAGTGTCAGGTCGTACTGAGCCTGTATCACCAGCTAAAATAGACCATGTCTTCCAGCCTGTCCCAGCTTTTTTCTTGATCCACTTGTAAGCACCGTTCTTAGCAGTAGTATCGACATAAGTTGTACCAATATCAGCTTTTAGGTCATATGGAAAGCCTTCACCTTTTAGGTCAGTGTCATTCGCTTCAACATTGCGTTTCAACTCCTCAAGATCGTTTTTGGTTGCGAGTCGGCTTATTTGGTTTTGAAGCCCAGCGAAAGTGGGGAATAAACTGTATGCTTTGTTTAATGACAACAGATTTTTTTGACCTTTATCAAGATTGTAAATATCTTTCCCGATTAATTTGATAGTTTCTTTTAATTTATCCATGTGTCACCCCTTAGAGGCTATTTTTTGGCTGTGGTATAAATCTGCACAAAGTCAGTATTTTCGAGGTCAGTAAATTTTTGACCAAGCTCAGTTAATTTAGATACAATCGCACTGTCTGAGCTTCCGCCCGCTTTAATCTTCTCAGCGATTTCTTTGAGCGTGTCCAGGTCTTCCGGTACACCCTCGCCCAAAATTGACGTTTTAACGCTTTGGATAGCTGTATCTAATTGTTGCTGAGTGATCCCACCTTGACCAATCTCGCTTTTGTCTGCTTTATTTGCAAGTGTAGTCTTGATTTCCTTGACGTCAGCTCCGACCGTTTGTACGAATTGAGTTAGTTTTTCTGTGTTTAAAGTCATTTATATGTCCTTTCAAATTTTAGCTAGATTATAGAGAGTTGTTAAATCCGGGAACTCTTCTACTTGTGGGCCGTTCGGGTGTTCTGCGATATACTTGTCAATTTCTGTCTTGACATCATTTTTCACCAAGCTTAAAACCTGCTCGCTTGTGTATTCGTCTGCTGACTGGATCACGTCGACCCGGACGTTCTGGTCGCTGGGGAATACATACCCAGCACAATCAACCTCGACGATGTAGCTTTCGACTGGGAGCACCTTGGGAATCTTAAACGATACCTTTGAGCCTTGGACGGTTGCATTAAAGGACGCTTTGCCTTTCTTGCTGACAAAGTGGATTGTAGCTGCCTGCCCGTCGAGATCAATCGGAGTCCATCTCTCATCGTATAATGCAAACCCAAAAAGGGAAGCCGAGTCGCCTTGTTTAACAACCCGACCGCCCTCAAACTGCTTTAAATTGGTACAGTTTGAGCGATTCATTCAATCACCCCTTTTCATTCGTAATAGTTCACTAGGTCGTCTTTGTCCCAGCATGACAGCCAAACCGGGCCGAATTGTCCAAACTCAAAGAGACGCCAATAGTAGCCACCATAATATCCGCCCTTGCCGGTATCTGTGATATGGGCTTCATCAAGCTCAAAACTAAAGTACATTCCAGCTTTGAAGTCTTTATCAGATCCGTCTGGCAAGTTGTTTCCATTCTCATCAACCCAGTTTACCAAAGACACGGGGACCCCGTTTTCTGACCAATCAAATCCGACTGGCGCGAGATAATCGCACTTGATTTGATAGATACCGTTGACGTATTTGACCTCGTTTGCTTGGTAAAAGGCCTTGTCTTTTGGTTGTACTGCCGTGTTAGCTTGATTGTTGGTTTGTGGTGCTGTGTCAGCGTATCGCCAAACCTCGATATAAGCAGGCTTATTCCAGCCATAGTAATCATTCCAAGGGTAAGTATTGATCGCTTGCCCTGTTGCCCCTTGCGTTGAATAATCGCAAGAGATAAAGTATGTATCATCGATCATGACTCCGACGTGTCCACCAGCGCCACCAGATGAAGACATATCAGCACCCCAGCTCATAAGGACGATATCGCCCATTTGAGCGTCCCAAGATTGATTGATACTAACGCGGTAGAAGCCGTTGTTTGCGAGTTGTTGCCCAAGCGTTACCGTGGACGGTAACCCGATGATCTTGATCCCGGCTTCTTTTAAAGCCTGTGAGATTGAGCCGGAGCAATCAGCCGTGCCATCTGCTCCATTACGGCTTCCCAGCATTGAGTAAGTAAGCAAGCCACGATGATTGATAAACCAGTTGACTGTTAATTGTTGTACACTCATTGTCTATCTCCTATTTTTTCCACTCTTCGTTAGCGCGTTTAACTGCTGCCTCAATAAATGTATTGAGCTCTTGATTTGTCAAGTGGATATTTTGAGACTCAAGGCCCTCGATCAGGCTGTTTTTAGCGTGTTCGAGTTTATCCTTTCCGTGGATATCCAACTTGCCAGCGACTTGCTCTGTAGCGTTGACCGCGTTTTTAGCCAAAATCTCCACGATCTCGATCGCTTTCTTGCCACCGCGCATAAGCAAGTATTTCTTGATCGCTTGTACCACGATACCTGTTAATACAACTAAAATGCTCATTGCTGACGTTGTGATAATGTTTGTAATTTGATCCATGTTATTTATCCTCTTTAATTTCTAGCTCTAAGAAGCGCTCAAAAAGCACTCTTATAGCACCGTTACCGCCTAGCTCGACGTAACTTTCATATAATTTCGACAGCTCTTCAAGTTCGTGCTGGTTTGTGTGTCCGCGTTTTAACGCGTTTTTTAAATTCTCCTGCAATCGAAAACGTTGAAGCCGTTGTAAGCCTTTTCCGATAATCGTCAAATTCCGCTGGTTATCTTTCCCGATATCTTCCACGCTTCCTACTGACTTCTCGAGGGTGTCTATCTTATTAGATAGACCCTCAAGACGTTTGTCAGCTTCTTTAGAAGTTTTGGTACTCTTAAAGGAAAAGTAACTTGGAATAATAACGACTAAAACGGGAGTCAATTTGTCTACTAGTGCCAATAGGTCCAATTTAACCACCCCCTATTAAATCACTAGCTTACTGAACGGGTTGAGTTTCAAGATCTCCCGCTGGTTTTGGCTCTTCCGGTTTTGGCTCGGTCCATTTCCAGATACCGATTTTGCCGTTTTGGTTCAATGCTTCCAACTGCTCAAGCGTTTCACCTTGGTAAGTAAATGGTTCCGTTACTTGGATCATGACGCGCTTACCTTCGCTGAATTTCTCAGTATGGTTTGGATCCTCAATAGCGAAGATCGCTTGTGCTGGATAGGTTGTGCCAACTTTACCAAGATCGACAAGCTCAAGGCCACGTTTAAAGACTGTAGGATCAAGCGGGTGGTCAACATCAGTAACGCGAGCGAGTACGCTCCATTCTGCGACGTCTTTCACTTTTTGGATCTCTTCGTCTTTCTTCGCGAGTTTTACTTCATATTCTTGTGCTTGGACGTGTAAGTCCTCTTGCAACTTCTTCACACCCTCAGCCGGGTTTAGCTCGGTCGCAACTTGTCCGAGCACGGCTTGGATCAGCGCTTCATCTGATTCGTTGGTACGGTCACCGATCAATACACGCTCAAATGCTGTATAAGGGTTCGCTGAGCGAATTGATACGAAAGTGCGTCCTTCTTCTTGTAGATACTTGTTAATAAGTTTAAATTCCATAATTTATTTACCTTCTTCTAATTTTTTTGAGGCCTCATCAAATAGGTCCTTGAGTGCTGTGTCGCTGTCTAAAACGCTGTTAAACTTGCTTAATAGCTCATTAACGCGTTGGTTCTCCTCGTTTGCTTCTTCGTATAAGACCTTGTATTTCGTAACCTCAACGATTGCGTTTGCGAGATTCAGCGAGATTTCGTTTACGATTCTGTCTACTGTGTTCATAGTTCTCCTTTTAACTGATTGGTCCAAGTGTTTTCCAACTATAACCAACATCTCCTGTTTTGACATTATGTAATTGCATAATATTTCGATAGATGTCGTTTAATATCTGTTTTAGATAATACCCGCCATAACCTAAGAGATGGATATCATGTATGTTGTAAATATCATTAGTTATAGTATTTATCGCAACACTTTTAGGGTCTTTCGCATTATACATAAACTCAACCCTGTCGCCATAAACGTTAACCGCTGTCGTGTTATCGTTCGCATTCCAGATCTGGATACCTGCAGAACCATCGTCCATCGCGATGTGTTTTTTGGAGTTGGACATGAGCGCTGTGTACGTTCCATCTTTTCCTGAGATTTTACCAGCTCCAAAAACTAGATATTGTAATGGACGGTTTTCGAATTGATTGCGGATACCAACGTCGTATTTGTTCATTTCGATCCAACCGGTTTGTAAATCAAAGTCAGTAACACCGTTCAGCGATGATAGCTTGCCACCCTTGATGATGTTTGCGGTCAGCCCATCTGCTACGATATTTTTTGCCGATACGTTAATTAGATTCGCTTTACTAGCGTCAAGCTCTCCGATATGTGCGGTCCCGATCTGACCGTTTCCGATCATGGCTTTTTTAATCACACCGTCTTTGACGTAAGTCTTCTCACCGATTGCAATAAGAGCTTCATTTAGCTTGATCGAGCCGTCTTTATTGAGATTTAACTGTCCCAACACGTCCCCCGCGCTATTCAGGGCGCGAATAGCGTAAGAATCATTCAGTTGACTTACTTGAGTGCGCGTAATGAGTTCTTGTGGAGAAGTGTCGTCTCTAAAACTCTTAGGAGGTGTATCTCCTCGTATCAACGATACTTTACTAACGGCCACTGCCCCGTTTCTCATTAACCAGATTTCAAACGGAAATTCTTTAGATCTGGTTGACGAACGTTTGACGGTCATTGTGCCTGTGACAACCTGCCAGCCAGTCCTCTCAAGGTAAATCCTATCTGACGTGATACCTCCGTCTGCGCCCCAAAGTTCCAGACCCATTGGGCCGTCTGGTAACACGTCAACCCATAACTCCATGCGGTAGCTCAACTTCTCGCCTTCGGTAAAGGTCGAAGTCATAAGCGGTAGAGAAAAGCCTTGATAGACTGATGATTGTTTATTAACGGTTGTGATCCTTAATATTCCATACTCATATGGTACTTTTATAATATTAGCGTCTGAGCCTTTCTTTCCCCATTTGCTAAAATTAGTAGGGTCGTATACTAAGTTAAAATCATCTTTGGCATACTTGCCGACTTCAGTTTGGAAGATCTGACTACTCATTACAAGCCGGGAGAGCTTATCTGGTGCGTCTGTTTCGGACGTTCCGATAATACGCTCATAAAGTAGAGAGTTTTCTTTAACCCGTTGAAAGTCTGTCTCATTTACTTTTCCAGCGATCTGACTAGATAATGTGGTCAACTGGCCATCAATACCTTGTTTAAACTCAGCTAGCTTAGCTTCGTTATCTCTGGTTAGAGCTTCAAAACGCTGTCTTGTGCCCTCAGCATTTTCTGTGAAAGTACTCTTTGCGACATAATCTCTCGATAAGGTCTCGCGAATAGTGGTTGATAAGCTAGCTGTTTCTTCTCGAGCGTATCGCTTTAATTCATCTTGACGTTGGTCGTCCTTATCAATGAATGATGTTATTTCTCCGATTTTAGTTTTAATACCTGATGTCGTTTGATCGACTTCAAGCATTTTAGAGCCGTATTCATTTTTAAAAGTCGTAACGTCTTTACTTAATTGTGTTTGCGCCCTCTCTGCCGTCGCCTTGAACGTATTTAAATTCGCAACGTTCTCATCTGCAATTCTCTTTGCTTCTTTGGCTAAATCAGCACTTGTTCCAGCTTTTTTTAAAGATTCGTCAGCTTTTGCGTTCGCTTGTGCAATTGCTTGGTTCGTTGAGGTTTGGGCGTCGTTGACTATTTTTTCAATTTTTGACGTGTCGACTTTGAGGATCTTTGGGAGCCATTCTGTACCTGACCAATAATAGAGCTCTGTTTCCTCGCCCACGGTCAAGTATAAGAGATCGCCTTCATGGAGCGTCCCTCGTGGCTCGTCCTTGGGCTTTGTTGCTCCGTAGTAGTTGGTATTCTTACCATTTGCGGAAACAAGCGCCCGTGTAGCCACCTCAAGAGCCCCTTCAGCGTACTCTCTCGATTCAGAAACGCTTCGCATGATCGAGCCTTCCGACGTGATCGCTTTCTGTACAGTCCCAATATCGTTACACGTTACCTTGTGAGACAAGAGCCGGCCTGTGACGTCGTAAGAGCTTTCGTAAGATACGATACGAATCTTTTCACGAAACCCGATCGTCTCATTAATAGCCATGATATAGTCACCAGACCGGGGCCGTGTGTACTTATATCCAGCTTGCGTGAGATCTTCCATGTCAAGCTGGACCGAGATCGAATAGGATTCGTCAACTTCTTTCTTTAGCCGTTCTAAGAGCTTACCAGTCTCTTTATAGCGTTCGTCGCTTACTGGTTCGCCCTCGATACGGCCATAGATCCGAGCAAGTGGGCTCTCATATTCGGACGTGTACCGACCTGCGTTGTGGTTGTTTTCGTCTTTCCACGCGCCTAAACCCTTTTTATATGTTATAAAGTTGCCGATATTCTTTTCGATCGTGAGCTCGTTCATGTTGAAATTTTTTCGGACGACTGTCGAAAGATCAGTCCCGACTTTCTTCACGATCCGGACAACTTTCCCAGTAACCGAAAACTCGAGGCCCGCTACTTTAATGATCTCTTTGAACATTTTGAGCCGGCTCGCGTTCCCGAAATTCTCTTTCCGAATCGATCCAGCTTGCGCCTCGATCACGTACCGATAGCCACTATCTTTAAAGATCGCCTCGATATAGACTTCAAAGCGATTTGAGCCGTTAAACTCTTGATAACAATTTGAGTGCTCGAAATCGTAAAAGAACTGGTGGACCGCGTCAAACGATAGAGAAATGTTTTTTCCCTCGTCTTTAGGCTTTGCGTAAATGATCTTATAGAGCTCGCCATCGAAAGTAAAGCTCCACCCCCGATCTAAACGCGAAAGAACTTGCTTATTAGATACAATTGTTCCCGAGATTGATCGCTCGCCATTAACAGCGTTTTTAGTTGTCAATTCGACTTGGGCTCCGTATCCGTTGCCCCTTTCGTCGTAAAAAGTAATCAATAGTCCACCTCCTCTCTAGCGATATAGCTCTTTAAAACCGAGGATCTTGACGGTCCCCTTAAAATTAGTAAACCAATTGACCGACCGGTTAGGTTTTGGCCGAATAACGAAATATTCGTAATTTGTCCGGTTGTTAACGTTTAGATCTTGCGTTGCTGGTCCTTGATAGATCGCCGTCTCAACTCCCTTTAAAAGGAGCTTTTGGCCCGATCTTAAAGGCGTTTCCGTGTGCCGGTAAGTGAACCGACGGCCGTCAATCTCAAGGAAAAAATCAGTATTATCAGCGTTTGCGGTTAATTCAACGACAAACGGTACTTCTAGCTGGCTAAGTGGTGCCGTGCCGTTGTATGGGAAGCTGTTCGCCGAAAGCGCGAGATCCCGCGGGACCGTCTCGCCATACGGGAGCTCCGCTGTAACGAATGAAAACGAAACATTGTACTTGATCCCGGCTTCCGAATTGCCGATAAAGTCAAACTCAATTTGACCATCGCCCACGACGTTATAACGATATTTCCAGTTATTGTGTGGTAACTGGGCAAGGTTTAGATCGCCCGTTGTTTGGCCGGGTGTCTGAAAATCGTAAATGTTAGTGACGTTTTGGTACAGCTTTGTTATGTAGAAACTATCGTCACCCAAGACCCAGCGAGTCAATTCGTCTTTTTTATTTAAAAAGTCCTCCATAGAACCCGCTGAAAGCCTAGCTGTGACTGAGATTTTCTTTTCGATATAAGTCAAGCCGTCGAAAATATAACCATTGCGCCCCTTAACGGTTCGCCTTGATAGTTCCACGGCCGGGGACGAATCTTCGACCGTGATATTGTAAAGACCAAGGTCAGAAAGTTTCTGACTTTGGCCGTCTTTCTCAATTAATAAGTCCATCGTTCCCCCCTTACGTGAAATAAGCGTCCAGCGCTTTCTCTCTCGCGTCTTTCTCTTTGATCGTGGTATAGATTTTATCTCCCACAATCTCATTATGTACTTCGAATTTTTGGTTCGAAAGTTGCGAATTTTTGACTTCATCGCTCAAGTCCTCAAGTGACGAACGAACACCCGAGCTTGTCACGCTCGCGCTTGTGGTCAATACGCTGTTAGTCTGATAGTCTTGATCTGTGATCGCTTGGGCGTACTGTCGAGCCATATCTTTTATATCCGATACCCAGTCACGCATACCAAGATACATACCTTCACCCGTGAAGCCCCCGATCTTCTTCGTAACGCGAGACGGCGAGTGAATACTCAACGCCGAACGCATAACCGAAGCGATATTTGAAGCGATACTAGAAGCGAGCGCATAGAGCGACCCAGCCATTGAAGCAAGACCATTGTATAGACCCACGCCAGCGTTAAAACCGACCATTTGAAGCATAGCTGGAAGCAAGCCGAACGAAGCTGAAATCTGAGCACAAGCCGAACTAGCAAGCGAGACGGCTTGCGTCATGCTTGATTGCATGGTGCTAGTAAATGCTTGCATACCGCTTTTAGCGCTATTTGTCACACTTTGGAACGTTGACTTAAACGCGCTTTCTAGTTGTTTACCAGCCGAAGAGCTCACTTGCGAGATCTTTGTAAGCCCAGCTTGAACCGCTTGAGCCGTCGCGTTCATTGAGTTAGTGACGGCCGTTTTCATTTGGTTGTAATTGTTAGTTACTGCTTGCGATAATTGCGCGCTTGATTGTTGCGCTTGTTGAGAGACTTTGGCAAAGTCAGCTTGCGCGTTGCTTGCCATCGCATTTGTAGCGCTCGTCGCTCCTGCTTGCATTTGTTGGAAGTTGCTCACGACTCCCGAATTTGCAAGTTGGGCGTTCGTGTTAGCTGCTGTATTCACGCCCGCTGTGCTCGCGTTGGCGTTATTAAGGAGCTGATCCATCTGATAGCTTGCATTAGCATTTAATTGGCTGATATTGCTTACTACGCCCGTGTTCATTTGGCCCGTTTGAGCTGTCGCGTTCGCGTTCATTTGGTTGAACGACGTATCGGTATTCATTGCGAGCTGTTGCATGTTCATCGTGCCGTCAGCGTTCATCATACCGAAATTCGTTGATACGCCTTGTTGCATTGTTGACGTGGTCGTCATTGTGCTATTTGCAAGGTTCATCATGTTATTCGATACGTCCGCGGTCATTGTATTCGTTGACGTGCTGACGTTCGCTTGCATTTGTTGGTAATTCGTGCTGACGTTAGTATTCGCGGTCGTCGCGTCCGAGCTTACTTTTGCGGTCGTTTCCGAGCTCTTGTTCGAGATATGTTCCGCTGTTGCTCCAATCGTCGCTTCGACCTTCGCTCCGCCTGCTTCGGACTTGCCGGAGATCCAATCCCAGATACCACCGAAGAAGTTGCCGACCGCGTCTGCAACGCCTTTCAGAGCGTTCGGAATGAAGTTAAGCAATGCACCACCGAAGCCCTTGATGATATCCCATGCAGCGCCTACGATCTTAGGAATACCAGTAATCAATGAAGTCGCAAGTTGTACGACCAATTGCACTCCAGCCATAGCTAGTTGAGGCAAGGCTTTAGCAAGTCCCATGATAAGCTGACCGATAATCTGCGCACCAGACTGTGCAATCTTCGGCAAGGCGTTAATAAGCCCTTGGACAAGCGCCACGATAAGCTGAATACCACCTTGCAAGATCGTTGGTAAGTTTGACAAGATCGTTTGAATAAATCCGACAATGACTTGTGTCGCAATATCGATGATCGTTGGCAAGGCTTGAATGATCCCTTGGACGACATTCATCAAAATTTGAATACCTTGTTGAAGGATCTGCGGGAATTGCGCTTGCATATTAGTAATGAAGTTAGTTACAATCTGTTTCGCTGTCGAAAGAATTTGCGGTAAGTTTTGCAAGATCCCTTGCGTAATGCTAAGTAACAACTGCATACCAATAGCAAGGAGCTGTGGCAATGCTGAAAGTAAGCTATTGACCAAAGTCCCGATAACAGTTACCGCGGACGAGATCAAAGAACTTGCGTTTTGGCCCACACCTTGAACGAGGCTACCGATCAACTGGATCCCAGCGTTAACGATCACTGGGAACATTGTTGCAAAGCCTTGCGCGAGTTTGGCCACTAGGTCAGCACCCGAAGCGATTAAGCTCGGTAATTGACTAGTGATCCCGTTTACAAGGTTTTGAATAATCATCGGCCCTTTAGTGGTTACTAATGTAATCAACTGATCGATCTGTTTTCCGAATTGTTGATTAATCAGACCAAGGCCAGCGAGGACAAGCCCCAAAATAGCAGCCGGACCGATTGACGCGAGGGCAATTCCCATCACGGAAGCGATCCCGCTTGTCATCATTCCGAGGACTGATAAGCCTTGCGAAGCAGCACCACCAAGTGCACCCGGAATCCCGCCGATCTTACCGACGAAACTCGAAATAAAACCTCCGGCCGTACTAAATGCACTTGACGCGACCGATCCGAGAGCCATTGTCTTACTTGCGACCGTACCCATAACACCAGTAAGTGAAGTTAGGCCACGGACTGCCGGACCAAACGCAAACGCACCCACAAGGGCCGTCACGGCTGGTTTTACGGCTTGCATGGTGCCTTTAAACTTATTCGCTTGCTCGTCTGACATTTTAGTTCCATTGAGGAATTGATCTAATGCCGGGTTTAACGAGTTCAAAGCGTCTAAGAATTTTTGTAGCCCTTGCGAGTTGGATATTTTATCAACTAACTTGTCAATCCATTTAACGAGTGTTGTAAGGACTGGAAGGACTGCCGTTCCGACTTGAATTTGAAGTGTTTCCCAAGATCCACTCAAAGCCTCGACGGCCCCTTTTAAGTTGTTGAGCTTTTCAGCCGCAACTTGAGCAGCCGTCACCTTGTCAATAGCCTCTTGCATATTGTTAGCGCCGTCTGCTCCCTCGTTCATCGCGATAGTTGCAGCACGCACCGCGTCGGTACCGAACATGGTTTTCAAGGCCATTTGTTTTTCAGCGTCAGTAAGTCCACCCAAGTGATCTTTCAAGACTTGAGAGATCTCAGCGAATGACTTGATTTTACCTTCAGCCGTGAAGAACTGGTTCGAACCGTCCTCGGTTATAATGCCTAAATCTTTCATCAGATTTGTTTGCTTCTTCGTCTGCGGTTGCAGATTCATAAGCATAGTTTTAAGAGACGTTCCGGCGTCGGACCCTTTAAGTCCGTTTTGCGCGAATACTGCGAGGGCGTTTGTGGTATCACGGAATGATAAGCCAAGCCCTGAAGCGACCGGAGCGACCATTGAAAGACCATATTTCAACTCGTGGACGTCTGTCGCTGACGCGTTAGCAGCTCCCGCGAGTTGGTTTGCTGCTTGTGTGGCCGTCATACCGTCACGTTTAAACGCGTTTAAGGCTGTCGAGGTAATTTCTGCCGCTTCTTTCAAGTCAAGCTCGCCCGCTGTGGCCAAGTTAAGGGACGCGGTAAGCCCACCATTTAGGATATCTTTCGTTGATACCCCGGCTTTTGCGAGTTCGCCGATCGCGTCCGCTGCTTCTGCGGCGCTGAAGGCTGTATCTGCACCAGCTTTGATTGCAGCGTCGTTGAATTTCTTCATCGTCGCTTCACTCTCACCAGTAACGGCCTTAATGTTGCTCATTTTAGCTTCAAATTCAGCAGCTTTTGAAACTGTGCTCTTGATTGCTTGTTTACCAAGGTCAAAGAGTTTGTAAGCAGCAGCCACACCTAAAACCTGCTTGAGCAAGTTCGTTGACGCGCTCGTTGCCCTGTCCGTGTGACTCACGATCCCAGTTAACGCGCTGACTGCCTTCTGTCCGGCCGTCTGGAACGCATTTCCGAGTCGTCCACTTACAGTACTAGCAAGATTGCTGACTGACGACAAGATCTTGCCACCAAACGAGTTTCGAACTCGATCCGCAAAACTGTTAGCCTTGCTGGTTAAGTTGGTAAACATACTGGACCATGAAGAGTTGATCGGGTTCAATACCTTTTGACCAAGTGCACTCGTAAGATTCCCAGCCATGGACTGAATACGAGCTTCGAGCCGGGCCATAGCGTCACCAATAGCCCCGAAAGATGTCTTATACGATCCGGACATATTATTCGCCGAATTAGTAAAGACTGAGCCTAGACTGTGGACTTTGGAGCTGATCCGTTGTGCCATTGAATCAACGCTATTTGCCATTTCAGCAAACGCGCTCTTTGGCGATTTGATCGCTTTTGAAATATCAAAATCAAAAGCCTTTTTAATTTTCGAATTAATACCGGCCCCAAGTGTCGCCACGTCATTTTTCATCGTTCCTAAAACCGATTTAATATCAGTCGAAACGCGAGTGAACGCTTTTCGTATGGGGTCAGGTAATTTTGCGCCGATGTTTGAAGAGATACGCTGTAGCTCTCCGAGGGCGATTTTGAATCCACCGGTCAAACCTTGGCCGATCTTGGATCCGATATTCTGGTTACTGTTTGCGAGCCGGTTCATAAGCTGACCGACTTCACGAATCATTTGATTTGCGCTCTTTGACGCTTCCTGTGCCGCGTTTTGAAATGCTTTACGCGTCGAACTTACGACATCGCTCATCGCCTTTTCATACCCGGTTAAATCCGCGCCGATAATCGCTTCTATTGATCCGTCAAACGCCATCGCCCCACCTCCTATCTATCTATTTCTGAAATGTTCATTAAGACGCTCGATCTTCTCGAGCATACCTTGAGAGTCCCCGCGCTCTTCGCGCTGTCTGAATAGACGTCGGACCTTTTCACGATCTTTTTTCTTGCTTAACTTGCCAAAGTCCGCTTTTTTAGCGTTCAAAGTGTATCGCAAGTTAAAAGCAAGTTCGACGAGGTTTTCTCGTTCCTCGATCGCTCGATAATAAAGGCCCTCGCGAATTGCGTCGAGCTCGTTTTTCGTACATGAAAAAATAATATTCGGGTCAGTCAGACCCAAGCGCGCACACTCTATTAAGAGATTGCGTTTCTCAAGCGCCCAATCTGCGCCTCTGTCTGTTCGATCTGAAGTTCCGCTTGTGCCTTGTCCTCCGCTGTTTCTGCTTTGGCTTTGAGGTACTTCAATCCCAGCTCGAGATTTTCTAAGTATTTCGAAACTTTCTCTTTGAAAAAACCAGATTCCACCATTTCTTCTTCTAGTGCTTCAAAAAGTGGCTCTGTGCTTTCTGCTCCGAGATCTTCCATCTTGTCCGCGATTGCTTTGATCGCTTCTTCATCGCTTACGGCTTTCGCTTTTTTGCTTGCACATAGCTTGATAAGATCCACAAGAGCTGAATCGTTGCGATCAACGACGCGAAGGAATAGAGCACCGACGCCGTCCTCATTGCGTGACCCGTCTGGGCCTTGAGATCCCAAGTCACGATTGACCTTATACATCGTCATATAATCAAATTTAATTTCGATTGCGCGACTTCCGACTGTAAATTCCATTGAATAACTCCTTTTTTGTCAAAAAAATAAAAGCAAAAGGGCTTCCGAGGCCCCTTTGCTTGAAAAATTAGCGTGTGATATTGTTGTAATCGCCTGTTGTTTCGCCCGGGTTTTGGTATTCGTAAACGTCGTTTAACATTGCGATTTCGTCCGCTGACAATGGGAACTTACCATCGCGCAAACGTCCAACGATCCCGACTGTATAGTTCAATTCAACGAATCCATCGATTGCGTCCGTGAACTCAACGTCTTCTGTGATCTTACCATAACCAAACTGAGCTGGATAAGTGTCTTTACCAGTTGAAGTCTCTTTGACGCTATCGTCAACGATAACACGCCAGATCTTCAAAGATTCACCGGTTTTCTGTGCGTCCAATACAGTTTGAACTGAAGGATCTTTAGGTGCGAAATATTGAGTTAACTCAATAGAGTGTTCATCGGTTGCTTTTTCCAACAAACGCCCTTGTTGAGTTTGCTCGTCAATGTATTCGCCACCCATTGTCGTGGTCCCGTCTGTACGGTAAGCCGGAAGCATAGCTCCGTTACCTTTTTCGGCGTGGATAGATTGAATAAAGTAAAATACTTTTTTACCTACGATCGGCTTTGCGATCGTAATTTTAATTTTTGCTTTGTCTTCTGCTTCACCCATTTATTAAGTGCTCCTTTTTAAAAGATTGTATCTGTTAGTGCAATGACAATATGATAGACTTCACGGCCTATCGTATCGTCTAAGAGTACGCTCGCGTTTACGTTGCGATTGTGGCCAATCCTTCGAAGGGCCTCAGATTTGACTTTCTCGACCCCGGCCCGGCTTTCCGTGCCCGGTAAGAAAATGTCAATTTGTACGCTCATATCCTCGATTATAAGCCCTGTTTGAGCTGTTTTGGACGTGTCCGAGCTAGATTGCCCGATCACCAGAAACGGCTCGAGTGTGTCTTGTTTTGGTAGCTTAAATTTGATCGGAATATTGAGTGGTTTTAGTTTTTCGCGTAAATCTGCGAGCATTTTGACTGAAGGCGTTTCGTTTGCCATGAATCACCTCCTAAACATTTTACGAAGGTTTTTAAATAACACTTCGCTTTCTTCCTTAACGGCTGGACCAAGAAACGGCTGGGCCTTCATCTTACGAGTTCCAAGCTCCACATAGACCGAATAACCAGCGGGAGATATTACTTTGTACCGTAACATACCCACCCGAGCGACGAAGATCCCGTTTCGCATGAAGCCGGTATCGACTGCCGCTTTCATCTTGGCTTTTCGTTCCACACGCAAGGCCGATCGCTGCAATTCTGCCGATACAGCCCGACGCGCTTCCCGTGGCTTGTTTTGGACACGTCGAATAAACTTGTCCAGCCCTTTTACAGTATAAGAAAAACTCATAAGTAAATAACCGTGCTATTATGATGATATTTCTTGCCCTTAATCTTGAGTCTTTGGCCATTGTAAATCACTTCCGAGAAGCCCTTATACGTGCCCTGTAAGTGCAATTTAAACGAATTAAAATCGTACTTACCATAGAGCCCCATCATCTCATAGTTAGATAATGAATTTCGCATACAAGGAACCGGGAAACTCTTTTTCGTTTCCGTGCTCTCGAGCAATTCGTCCTCTGGTTCTTCCTCAAAGATCAAAGTCACGCGTTCGTTATAAATCATACACGCGCCCCCTTTAAATGAATCGAGCGATCCCGCGGGCGTTGTGTTTGACCGCAAGGCCTTTTAAAACGGCCTTATGCTCATCTGTTAGATAGCTAGACTCCCAAGTGAAGCTCCGGCCTTCCTCGCTGTCCGCTGTCGCGCCTTCCGAGTTTAGACGGTTGAAGCGACTGACGGCAACGTCTCGAAGGATATAAGCCACGCTTCCGGGCAATTCCTCAAGTGCTGTGTCCGAAAACTGGTTGACGTAAGCGATCATACGCTCGAAGCTATCCCGTACAATTAGGGTCAAAAGATCGTCTTGTTCTTGGTCAGCTTTGGGAATACCTTTTAGCAAACGAAGCTCTTCCGTTACTTGATCGATATTGATTGCCACCATCGCTCAAACCTCCTAAAACTAGGCTGCTACCGCTGACGCTGGTTCGATTGTAGCTTCCACCACGCCGTCCGGAATTTCAGCAAAGAGAACGTTTGCGCCAAAGAATACTGACTCGAAAGTCAAGTTATTCAAGTGACGGTCACGCGCCACACCAATCAAACCTGTTTCGTCGGTAAAGTCCGCAAACAATCCACCAAGATCACCACCGGCAACGTTTAGGTAAGCGAAAACAAGGTTTTCAACGGCTGTTGTATAGATCTTGCCTTGTGGGCATGACGGCATAACAATAACGTTTTGCATACCAAGGAAGTTTTGGAGAAGTGTGAACCCAAACACGTTTGAAGCGTCAGACGCAACGGCTGTGTTTCCAAGGTATTCTGCCACGTCAAGCGGGTTAACGAATGATACCATTGGAGATCCTTCGAACTCGTTGAAAGTGGTCAATTTGCCCCAGCTATTCGCGAGCGCTTGTTGAAGGCTTTTTCCTTTGACTTTAGTTTTAGTCTTTTTAAGGTAAGCTAGGAAGTCGTCCTTGATTCCGTTTTGAATTTCGCGAAGCAAGCGTGTATCTGCTTCTGTGATAGCGCGTGACGCACCATGACGTGCGATCGCTTCCGCTGATACCGCACGGCGTTTTTTGAACCATTCTACTGTGTATTCTTGGTCCTTCGCGCGTGTCATTTTAGAAAGCGGAATTGTTTCACCTTCAGCGGTTTTAGTTGTGTCAACGTCCGCTGTCCATTTGTAAGTTTGGATCTTGAGATCGTTTGTCAATTCTTGACGACGTGTAACTCCCAAAAGACGGAGCAAGTCGTTAATGTTTTTAGAAAATTTGTTGACAAAATCAATGGACTTAATTTCGCCCAAGTCTGTCATGGTTGTAAGTTTATTTTCAGCCATATTTTAATAGCCCTTTCTAATTTTTAAATAGTCCGATATTTGCAGCTATCATCGCTTGACGTTCTTCGTCGTTCTCAATAGCCATGATCTCCGCTTTCGTCATAGATACTGGCCCCGTACCCTTGCGAGGTGCTTTCTGGGCCAAACGTTCATCGACGCGCGCTTCTACTGCTTTATCAAAGATTTGTCGCAAAGTGCCGATCTTCTCCTTTGTGGCTTCGGCTGTTTCATCGATCACAAAATCGATAAACTCGCCCGGAAGTCCTTCTTCGCTCAATAGCGTTTGAGTGGCCACGCGCATTTCTTTAATCGCAAGAGCTCGCTCGCGTTCTTCGATCGCTTGGATTCGTTTCGCTTCCTCTTCTTTTGCGCGCTCGTCTTTGGTCAGCTTTGCGAGGCGTTCGCCTTCGCTTTTCGCCTTTTCGATTGCTTCAGCTTGCTCTGCTTCCCAGCTTGCGCGGGCTTTGGCGATCTCGGCTGCGATTGCTTTTCCAAATTCGGCGCGTGTAAAGGTACGCTCTGCCTTTTCCTGCTTTGCTTCGACTTGTTCTTCTTGAGTGACGTCTTGCTCAAGTGCTTCAGTCTCAACTGCTTGTGTATTTTCTGACATTATTTTCCTCCGACGGTTACGCCGTCACTCGATTGTTCTCGTTTTACGCCCGGCGGCGAAACAATGCAGCTTTTAACGTCCTCCGCATAGTCTGGACAATAAAAAAAGCGGTCTATTCCCGCTTGTCAAGATACTGGATCACCTCCGATCACTGATCCTTGTCACCTCGTGACTGTTTAATGCTTTTGATGATACCTTCGATCATTCCAGCGAGTACGGCCCAGCCCACTAATACCACGAAGGCAAAACAGAAAAGGCCCGCTGTGTAAGATACCATATCCCAGATATTAATCACTTGTGCCCTCCTCTTCTATTTCTCCCGCGTCCGGCATGATCGTAGACCGGCAATTGTAATGGAACGGGGGCATATTTACCCCGACTTGAGCGTCCTCGAGCTTGTACAGCTTGTCCTCTTGCGCGATTCGCCGACATATTTGAGTGGTCCGATCATCTAGCACGACCAAGATTCTATAATACTCGATCCCGGCTTTTTGGTAACGCTTGATCGTAGCCCGATTAATGACGGCCGTCGCGTCAGTCCTTACCAACGTTTCAGCTCGCGACCGTGCCACGTTAAATTCTTTCCGAATTTCGCGGGCCATATCTTGCGGGCTGTCCCCGCGGATAAAGCCTTGTTTAAATACCTCTTTCAGCTTTTGCGCGAGGCTGTCGGTATTGCCCCAAAGTTGCTCGGAATAGTTCCGGCCGTTAAATGGGGTTTTGATAATCTCTTCAAACGCTGGACGGTTGACCGCGCCTGTACGGCCTCCCATAGCCTTTCTGTACGCGTATTCGGCGACGTTGAATAAATACTTCTCGAAGCTCTTATGGAGCGCTCCTGTGAGCACTCCGAGCCTGTGGATAGCTTCCAACTGCAAAGCCTCGATTCTGATCGCTCGAGCAGACGCGTATTGTTGGTTCAATCGCTTCAATAGCTCTGGATCTTTCTCAGCTTGCTCGCGGTATAACGTCGCATTGTCCACATAGTCGCTAAGATCCTCACCTCTAAGGCGCGCCGTTGCGTCTTGGTAAGTGAGTTTATGATCTTCAGCGTACTTTGTGTAAAAGTCAAACAACGACTTTTGTAACCTTACCGCCTCATTGCGATAAGTTTTTTCTAATTCAGCGAAGAAGTCTATATCTTTTCGGTCAACGTACTCGAAAATCTCACGGGCGCGCGCTTCCCAATATTCCTCATGGTTGTTTAGCTTCAGTTTCTTCATCTGTCGCTACCTCACCGGCTTGTAACTCGATTCGTGGGAGCATTTCAAGCGCTTTTTCCGTCTCTTCTTTCATACGTTTCAACTCAGCTTCTGCATTTACGCCTGTCACTTGCTCGAGCATTTCGAAGATCGTTTGCTCGCTGACAACGCCGTATAGATTTTTAGCCATTGCCACAATCTCAGCGTCATTTTGCGGAATATTTGGCGTAAAGACAACGCTCGTCTCATTGATAAGATTGTAATTGTCTGAATCGTTGCCCTTGATCTTCCAGATATTGACTGCGAGACGCAAACGACGCATAAGGCCTTTTTCAAAGAGCAATTCTTGCTTGCCTCGATAGTTGTCAGACGCCATAAGTTTATATTTCATCGCCTCGCCCGACTGTGTACCTGCAAAATTGCTGTCCGTGGTATCTGGCGTGAACGTGAACCGCATGATATCTTGCACTAGCCGTTCCTTATACGCTTCAGCTCCGGCCGTGTCGTATGTTTTAACGAGATAGTTCGCGCTTGGGCTCGATCCACCCGGAATTGGGTTATCGTCGAGAACTAAGATTTTAGCTTTCTTGAACGCTTGAGACACGCCAAGGCGTCCGTTTGGATTGATCCGGCCGTCGTCTAAGAAGTCCTTATCATCGACCCCTGTAAATGGGTTACCTGAAATCACCAAAAGAGCCTCGTTACTGTCTTGCTGGAAGTTCGCAAGCTCTGACTGTGACAAGTCGTAAGCGTCGATAGAATCTAGCACGGCTTCGAACGCCCCTGTCCGGTCCGTGTTATTGCTAAACTCGTTCACTGGTACGCCATTAAAGAAATGCTCGCTTGTATCTTTTAGGTGGAGCGTGTCCGTGTCTTGGTTGTCGTCCACATACTCGTAAATAGCGTTACTAGTATAAACCTTTACAAAATCGCGTTTGTGGCCGTTACCGTAACTGATAGAGTAATAGTTAATAGCCATCAAAGAGCGCTGCTCGTAGCTGTCGTCATAAATAACAAAAGTTTGCTCTGGATCCATACGATAGAGCTTGACCCAAACCGAGCCGTCCTCGTCTTGATACGTATTCAATAGCTCGTAAGCACGGCCATAGATCGCGAGATCTGTCTTGATCGCGACGTTGTGGTCCTTTTCGTTGTTTTGCTTTGAAAACTGGTCAATCTGTTTCTGAATCTCCGCGTTTTCGTTTTTATACTCGACCGGGTTCCCCAGCATATAGCCTTGCTCGAAAATAGCAATGTATTTCGCCCAGTCGCTCGCGATTCGGTTGTCCGCGCTGTATGGGTCACTTTTCGCTTCTCTGTACTTGATATTATTATCAGCGAGATAATAGCGTTTCAGCTCTTTCAACCGGTCTAATTGCTCAGATCTGTGCGTTCCGATATAGTTTTTTAGACGCTCGATCCATTTCTGGCCTTCGTATTCGATCGTTTCAAAATCTTCAGCCGTCATGATGAATTGACGATTCGCGTTCTCGTCGAAGCGTCTCCCTTTTAGGAATTTCACTTGTCCTTATTCCTCCTTTAGAAATAATATTGCGCGCTTTGCATACGCTCTTTAACTGTGCTGCTTGTGTCGTATACGTGCTGTGAATAAATCGCGTATCTTACCGCGTCTAGTACGTCGTCATGCTCTTTTAGTGGTTCCCCCGTGCGCTCATTCCAGACGTATTGGTATATCTCATCTTTGAACTTGCGTACCTTGTTTGATACGACAAAAAAGCGACTAGCTTTCATCAGCTTCGCCACTTCCTCGATCCCAGATAATACCGACTTATACGCATTGAAGCATTTGAGCCGTTCGCGGTTAAACCGTCCGACGTGCTCGGGCCGTGCGCTATCAGCCCAGAAGAATATATCGCCATAGCGCGCCTTGATATCCTTCGCGATATCCACCCAAAAGTCTATTTCTTTGTACTGGTGCGCGTGCTCTTCTAGTATGTACACGTCTCCGGCTTCAGTCTGTCCAATAACGACGATCGAGCCCCAGTGCTCATACCCCCAGTCAACCCCCGCATAGATCTTTGCGAAATGCTCGGGCGCTTGTTTGACGTACATTTCCTCTTTAAAATCACGATAGACCGCACCTTCGCCGATCACCCATTTTCCGTATATACCGCGCTCGGTAAACATACCGGAAGGCGTTGTCGCGATCAAGTTGTCAACGTACCGTTGATTTAAAAACGTGTTATCGAAGATTGTAAAATGATTCGCGATGATCTTCTCATCATCTGCTTTGTCGATATAATCGACTTTTAACCAGTGTTTTGGGTGGTCAGGGTTGGTATCGCATATAATACGCGCGCCGTAACCGGAGCAACGTTTTAAGATCTCATCAAATACCTCTTTATTCGCCAGCGTGGCCTCGTTTACATAGGCTCCGAAGGCTGTCATACCCCGAATAGCTTTAAGGCCCGCTATGGACCCCGTAAACGTCGTAACGACGTATACGCCAAACAAAGTAAAGTTCCCGTGTCGGTCAAACTGAAATTCGTGTCCGTAAGCGTCGGTGATCTCGCGCAAGATGTTTGTTTGAAGCGTCCCAGACGATACAGCCCCTAAAATGTACATGGGCTTTTGAACCCCCACTTTAGCAGCATTTTTCTTGACCCGTTTCAGCTCCATCAAAAAAAGATCATTGTCGAGCTTGGTTTTCCCGGCCCGTACTGCACCATGATTTATCATCATGTACCAGTCACGATCAACCGAGCGCCGTAAGATATCAATTTGTTTTTGGCTGTATAGATCACTAAGAGCCATCTTTGACCACTCCTTCCAGCTTGTCGAAATAGTCGGACATGATATCTTCTGAAACGACATTGCCTTCCAAGGCTTGCTCGCGTTTCTTGTTCTCGAGTTGCTGGGCCTTGATTCGTTCTTTCTGCTCTTTCTTGTCGAGGTTGTCTTTCGTGCCCTCGTTGCCGTTCATCTTGGCTAAAAGCTCAATCGCTCGTATATCGCCTTTAAGAGCCTTTTGCAAAAGGACTGTCGCGATCGCCGTCTGGTTTGTCGCGTTCAAACCCTTCTCCTCAAGTGCTTCTTTGAGCTGTGGACTGAAAACGTCCATCTCCAAAATTTGATTGACTTTCTTTTTTAAGTCCGCTTTTTCCCTTCGAGCCTTACCGGAGGCAATACCGCCTTTTCTCTGGATCTTTCTCTGCTCTTCCTCTGTTCGTTCGTTAAACGGAATCAAGTTTTCTGTTCCATCTCTTGGCAATTCTTACCTCCTTTCAAACAAAAAATCACAAGTGCCATTGCTTGTGATTTTTTTATATAGATAAAAAAGGGTATTTTTACGCTATTCCTAATAACTTCTCTATTTTATTGAGCAAATCTCTATATTTTGAGTTGTCTTTTTCGTTGTTGACAAGATATTCGTTTGCGACAATATTTAATGATTGATATAATCCGCCCATAATTCCGGATTGTTTCTCAGTCAATTCAATCTTCTTAGCGTATTCATCATAATACATCTTGCAATTCTCATATATACGCTCATTCAACTTATTATACAAGTCTATCATTTTCTGTTCCTCCTATCTATTATTTTATTTATATTCCCTTCAAAGGCTCTTATTTCAGCCTCCCAGTGTTTTATATAATCTGTGTCTTTACCAGTTTTCTTAGCTGTCTTTATTTTATCATAATGTTTATTGATTTGCTTTTGATAACTAGCAATAGCTTTACGCTTGTTTTTAGGTACACCAGACAAGTTTAGTTTTGCTCCTCTGCCACCTCCTGCTTTTCCTTTACCGGAGCTTGCACCGCGTCCACCCATAACTTACCTCTTTTTTATTCGTACTTGTACCAGTCGAAATTTTCTTTTTTCATTTTTTCATACAATCGAGGATTTTGATTTTTTGAATACTCTTTTATAATCGCTTTTACTTCCCCTTTTGTTTTTTTGTCTAAATTTTTATGCCCGCTTTTTGTAGCATACTTAGCGATAACAAATTCTTCGTTCAATCCAAACACCGAGCCAAGTCTTGCTTTGTTTTTTTGAAACATTGTCAAAAATCCTTTTGCACCTCTCGGAATATTTTTTAACCTGTATTCTCTATCACCGAATTTTTTGAGCTCGTCTATTCTATTAAACAAAAAATCTTTTGATTGTTTTTGTTGTTTCACTTCGTTTTGTACTACTTCAGCTTTTACGCCTCCGCCTCCTGATTTCTTTCCTTTACCGGAACTCGCTCCTCTTCCGCCCATTCTTCAACCTCTCTGTCGTTTCGTTTTCGAAATAATATACTTCGATATCTCCATAATCATATTCAACCGCGCCACCGTACACGATCAACCTTTTTGGCTTCAATAGCTCGATCATGACGTCCATTCCGTCACGCCATAATTCCATTTGATCGCTATTGTTTTTGACCCCGATTGTGCTGATCGCAAGTGTAGCTCCCTCCGGCAAGCCATCAAAGCAAAAAGAAAAGCTGTCCGAATACGCCCACGAGACCGTGGGAATAACCGTAAAGCCGTATCTCTGCATGATCTGACCAATCAACCTCGAGCGATACACGTTCCATACTTGCATAGCTACCGGCATATCGATATATAAGCTAAAGTCTGGCGTTAATACACAATCAAACTCGCCTAGCTTTTCGATATAATATTCTGGCCGTTGCCATATCCTTTCGGATTGATAATCATCAAGGAAGAAATGAACACCCGCTTCATAATCTGGCTTGTTTAAAACGTAATTAAAACCCTGTAACTTCTTCGGGACATGATCCACTGGTTGAAGTGAGGGCATTTCAAAACGTCCTTCCGTGGCCTGTGGATCGAATAGATTGAGATTATATTGATTTATTGTTGTTTCTCTATGAAATTCTTTTTCTTCCTCTTCCTCTTGCTCTTCTACTTCCGAGCTGAAATTTAAAATTTCATCTTCCTGCAAGTCAAAGCCAAAATCTGCCATATCCACACTGAAGATCCCGTCCAGCTCGTCTCTTAACATTTCGGTATCAAAGCCCGTGTCCATGTTTAGCTTGTTATGGACTAAGATATAAGCCTTTTTCTGATCCTCTGATAAATGAGACAAGCGAATGACTTCCGCTTCCGTGTACCCGAGCTGCTCGAGTGCTTGTAAGCGTCCGTGCCCTTCGATGATGATATTATTTTCATCGATCGCTATCGGGTCGTTATTCCCAAACTCTTGGATCGATTTTTTGATCTTGTCGATCTGCTCTTGTGGGTGCAATTTCGCGTTTCCCTCGTATTCTCTCAGATCGGCTATTTTGACTCTTTCGATTTGCATTTTAAACCACCAAAAAACAGCCTCCCCAGAAAGGAATAGGGGGAGACTGAAAAGAAAAGTATAGAGTATTAGAAATGTCTGGCAAGGGGAAGAACTAAAGAACCTTACCAAAAGCGGACGGGCGGAATCGAACCGCCGAAACGAAAAAATTTTAAAAAATATAAGGAGATCCCATAACCGGGAAAAGTTTTACGAAAGTAAAAACGTGCTGTAACTGTTGGCTTGGCCCTGTCGTCTCGTCCGCTGGGAGATCTCCGTTTCTCTCGATCTCCCGATAATACAATTTTATCACCTTTTTTTGAACACTTTTCCCAAATTTCAGCGTGTTTTTAAAAAAATACTTGTAACCTTTTTTTCGAGCCCTTCGAAAAAGGGTTTGATAACGTTTCGATAGACCGAGTTTTTCGACATAAACAACTCGAGGGCCACGCCTTCGACGTTTTTTGACCGTGTCACATATAAGTATTTGATCGCCTCCCAGATTGTAGGTTCGCACTCGTTCGTGTACTCTTCTATCGCTTCTGCTAGTGTGTACAGTCGAATTAGTTCCGGATCGTTTTCTTTAAGGATCACGTTTTTTAAGGCTTCCGGCGTGTTACTTGCTGACTTGCTTTTTATGAACCAATTCTCGTCGAAATTTTGATAAGGGAAGCTGATCTCTTCGATTCGCTCTTTTATCTCTTTATCGAACGGATAGCGTCGAAGCGCGTCTATAAGATAGCCATATCTTGTCTCAATTCGCAAGCGCTCCTCCTTTCTAGCCCCAAGTGGGCTCTAAAATTCTCTTTCGTACACGTCAAAGACTCCGACTTTCTGACTATCACGATAGGCCAGCGCCTCTTCTTTCGTCTGAAATTCAATCTCTTCAAACTTAGTTGAATGATTACAATCCCAGCGGGTACGTTTTAAATATTTTCTAACGACATAAACTTTCATATTATCCCCCAACGCCGTTTTCATCGGCGATCTCTTGTAATTGTTGGCTCATACGCGAATTATAATCATTGTTCAATTTATTAATAATCACGTCCTGCATCACGTTTTTTTCTTCGATTTTTTTGATCTCGTCCCTTTGTGTTCTGATTGTCTGTTGTAGCTCGCTGTTGCTCGTTTCTAACGTCCGAATCCGCGCTTCAATATTTACACACGCCCCGAAATAAACCAAGAGAACAAACACGATATTTGCACAAAACAGTTTTACATTATTCGTCATTTTACCCACCATTGATCTCCCACATTTAATTTCCGTGCGTTCATTCGTCCACTGCTTACGTTAAGAGCTTCATTCTGTCCCGTTTTAAATTCAAACGTGTGTCCGTCAAAAACAACATTCCCGTTGTTGCTTTTTAATTCTTTGAAAATCAACTGATTCTTAGCATATGGGTATCTGTTTGGTCGTGTCATGTTTACTCCTCATTCATTTCTTTAAGGGTATCCCACATACCTTTATGTAGGTTTGTGATATTCTTCATGTACTGCTTTCTTGCTGGAATACTCTTAAAATCCCACCATTCAGCACCATCATACTCATAACGCTCAATCCACCAGTCTTCACCAACTAGCACAAGGTCTTTTGGTACATGTTGAGCACCATAGCCAGAATCATAATTTGTATCCCTTGCCACTGTTTCAAAGTTTTTTCTTGTGATCTCAAAATCATCACCTTGGATATACAAAACATCATCCAGTGTTTTACCATATTTTTCTAAAAATTCTACTGTTTCATCTAATAAATTTGTACTCATTCTGTTACCTCAAAATTAATTTTCATTTACCTTTTTACCGTCAATTAAATCACAGTCCTCCCAAATATTCCCAATGACTTCGACTTTGAAGAGGTATGGACTGAATAAATCGTAAAGAGGGGTTTCAGGGACTTCATACTTCAAATTTACTTCCTTGGAAATAAACATAGCCTTATCGTGATCGTATTTAACAACTTCAAACCAACTCGAATCATTATTAGCGACTTTCAGTATATCTCCTTCAAAAATATCCTTGCCATTCTTATCATGCAAACCTGTTGATTGCATGAGGATCAATTCTGACTTTTCGACAGGAATAGGAGAGTTGTAGCCTGATGTTGGTTTTTCCATGTTGCAAATCAAGCTGTTATCTGTGATAAAAAAATGTTCTACGAATTTCTTTTTTACGCTATCATACGCTCTAAACTTTGGAATCATCTTGAACCTCATCATCATCGTTTTTGAAATATTCTCCAAGGATCTCCAAAGCGTGCTTTTGACCGTTTTCTATGAATTTTAGGTATTTTTCATCTGATATTATCATTCTTCCACCTCCTCAACTTCAAACAACGGGCTATTAAACACTTCACCAAACCCAGCTTCTTCTAGTTCTTTGCGAGTGTGTTTTATAACAATACTTTCCCCCCCACTAGCCATAAGAGTCCAATAACCTTCATCTGGAATATATGCCAAATAGCAAAACAGAGCTCTCAAGTTTTTCATCTTCACCAGATACCGCTTCTCTTTATCGACTGTGTAGCCGTCAAGCCAAGCACGAGCAAAAACATCAATATTTCCAAGTGTGTAGAACCATTTGGAAATTTCTGATTCTCCCGATTCGTTAGCAATATGGTCGAAGACATCGTCTAAATCCCATTCATAGTATTTCGCGTCTTTTATATAGTCAGCGACAAACTGCGGTACTGTGACTTTTTCACGTTCAATAGCACCATCAAACTTACCTTGCTCGTAACCCGCCTTATATTTCAACAACCCATAGTCACTGCCCAACTCATTTAAAATTTCGTTAAGCCATACCTCTTTAGCGCCAACATCAAAACTTTTAATTCGTGCGATAACGTCTTTTAATTTAATCGGTTGCGGTTCGTTAAGTTGACTTACCAATTCCAAAACTCTTTTTCGTTCTACGTAAGGGCTATATTTGTAATTTTCGTAAGACAAATTTATGATTCCATCAATCAATTCCTGTGTATTCATTTTTAGATTCCTCACATTCTTCAAAATCATCAACAATAATATAGTTGACGTTTCTTGGATTAGCATAAAAATTTCGAATCATCATCAAAGTCCCGTTGTGAAACTGAGTGATGACTTCTACTAGTTCATCTTGAGTGAAATTTTCCACCAAGAATTCAGTTTTTTGTGAGTCTGAAAAACCAATTGTGATTTTTTTGTACTTTTCCATCTCTTGTTTATTCATCTTCTTCCTCCCCTCAATAATCTTCCACTCGTGCGTCTAACCAAGACCACTCATCAACATCATCAATCGGTTCTACATCTCTTGCTTGCAACCAAGCTGAGAAATTAACCACATTATCAATATAGATTGTGTCATAGTCTCCCCAGCTCCACCAAGTGAGGAAAATCTTAGTTGCCTTTCCGTTTTCATCTTCAACCGTGATAGAGCCATTTTCAACAAAAGCTGTCCCAAAGCATAACTCACAAGTCCCCGTTCGTTCTTCTTGTATATCTGATACATAATCAATAACTTTATACTTCATTCTTCCACCTCTTCTACTTCTACGAGTGGGCTTTCTAATAGCCACCCGATCCCTTTTAGATTTAACTCGTCGATCGTGAACGACTGCTTAAATTTTAGTTTGTAGCGCTTGTCGTCCTCGAGCTCGATCATGTATGTTCTCGTCGTCTTATTGAATCGCTTTGAATTGCAAAGCAAGCTCCGCAACGTTTCGATCTTTCGGCCGGTTTGTTCCGCGATCTCTTCCATCGTGCCAAACGCAAGTAGCGTATCATTTTTATAATACGCGAAGGTCCGGACTTTCATTTCAGATCCCAATAGTTCCACGTCTGAGACTCCGAAATAATCGCATATAGCCTCGATTCCTGTCCGATCGGGTACGCGATCGCCTCTTAACCAATAATCGATTGTGTTATAGGACCAGCCCAGCTTTCGTGATAGTTGGGCTTTCGTGACTCCTTTTTCGTCCATAAGACGCCTCAGATTCTTTTTCAAGACCTCGCGCTGCTTCGAGTCATATTTCACATATTCCATCGCTACCACCTTCGCTCTTTTTCAACCGACGAACCGTTATGTCGTATACTTGATCTCTAATCGGTATCGTATAGTTGATTGATTCTACTTTCTCGTCTTTTTCTACTTGTTCGACAAGTTTCGCACATATAGACCCGAGCAATAATTGCACGTCAAAACGTTCGTACTTATTGCACTTATCACGATCACGTTCTATTTCTTTCAAAACCTCAAAGTAAGATTTCTCTTTCATTGTGCCACTCCTTCAGCCTGTTTCTCGAGCCATTCAAACAAGAGCCCGAATTGCTTCACGACTAATTCGTCGTCATGGTATTTTTTGCAGATCTCCGCGATCGCGTCCACGGTCCAAAACCAATACCGCTCAGACCCAAAACCGAGGCTTTGCGCGACTTGGTTATTTCGCGCCATAAAGTCCGGGAGCTCCACACTAAAGAAATGTATATAATTCATCGTTCCATTCCTCCACTCTGACATAGATCCCCACGACATCGGACCAAAACTTCTCAGCGATCTCGCTTGCGACCTGTGCGTCGTTTTTCCAAAAACCAACCTCACTCATGCAATCCTTGAATAATTTTTGAAGATTGTCCGTATCTGGTGCGGTTGTCTTGTACTGGCCAGTGCGCGATCCCTTAATCATCGGGAAGCACCATTTAACCGTGAGCCGGATCGGCCCTTTCATTTTGTCTGGTGGTACATGACGCGCAAGTAAACTTTCAAATTTTGCTCGAGCGTTTTTCAGCTCCTCGGGCTCGTAAAAAATCGGCTTACCATTTCTCACGTTTACTTTTTTTTGCTGGTGTGTTGTCGTCGGAATTTTTTCCATCGGCAAAAAGAACTCAATCATTTTTCGCCACCTCGTTTTTTATACTTTTTTTGCATTTTCTTTTTACTTACCACGCTATCGTGCTAAGTCCAAGTTAGGGGACAGGGTTACAGGGTTACAGGGGGCGGGAGCAAAGCCCCCCTGTTCCTGTTCCTGTTCCCCTTGGACCTCAGGGACATTTTCCTAAATCTCTCTCTCCAAAGGAGGAGAGATTCTGTCCCTCGTTTTGTCCCTCGTCAGGGACAGGGACATTTCGATTATTTAATCGATTTGTCCCTCGTTTTGTCCCTCAAAGGATACGCTCAGGGACAAGGGACATTTCGATGTTTGTCCCTCAAGGGACAGGGACATTTCGAATTTTGTCCATCGATTTGTCCATCGTTTTGTCCCTGTCCCTATTTTTGTCCCTCGTCATTTTTTGGCGAAATTTCCTTATTTTTAATTGTAAAATTGCCATTATTTTTGATCCATCGACGGACTGTTTTTTCACTAACTTGTCTTGAATCTGTCGAAAAATATTCGATAAGATCATCTATTGTAACCGGATTGATTCCATCATAGATTGAGTAAATAGCGCTTTCAACTTTTTCGCTTTTATCCTCTTTTGTCTCTTTTTTGTCGAAATTTTTCTTCCACGGAGAGTTGTTCCCATTTGTGTCATCTAGTTGAATATCAGCTAAAACTCCCGAATCGTCCAGAAAATGCACTGGATAGCTAAACCACATATTTATTGGCTTGAACTTGGCAAACTCCCGAAGTGTGCCTTCCACGCGCCATGCTGTCGATATTTCAATCGCTTGACGAGCTTCCTCGATCTTCTCAGTCCACGGCTTACGATCGAGCACGTTTGGAATTGCGTGTTCGAAGTGCGTTCTCATGACGCTCGCGCTTTGGAGATCGTCAAGGCTTACTTGATCTTTGTAATAGTCAATGTTTGCTGCCCGGATCGCTTCTTTATAGATCCGGCAAGCTGTGTGGTTGATTCGTTGCGCGTATAGTTCCTCTGTGACTTCTAATTCCACTAAGTCGAACAACGCGTCTGGATCTCGAGCGAATACGCCCGAACCGCTGGCCCGGTCCATTGATTTTTTGCCCCCTTGAGCGCCCTTGCTGTGGTGGTGGCAATAGATCACCGAGCACCCGAGCTCTGTAGCGACCTTGTCAAATTGATTTGTAAAGTGAGCCATCTGGTCCGCGCTGTTTTCGTCACCCGTCAAGACTTTATAGATTGGGTCAATAATGACGGCTATATAGTTCTTTTTGAGCGATCGGCGGATCAATTTCGGCGCGAGCTTATCCATAGGGACCGTTTTTCCGCGCAAGTTCCAGATATCGATATTTTGTAAGTTGTTCGCTTGCAATCCCATAGCCTCGTAAACGTCACGGAAGCGGTGCAAACATGAAGCGCGGTCTAATTCAAGATTGACATATAGGACCTTACCTTGTGTACAATTCCATTCAAGCCATTTCTTGCCTTCTGCGATTGCGATTGACATTTCAATTAAGCTAAACGACTTCCCAGCCTTCGACGGCCCAGCTATCAGCATTTTATGGCCTTGTCTAAGGACGCCTTCAATTAATTCAGGGGCTAGTTCTGGAAGATTGTCCCAGCTATCGCCCAGCCCTTCCGGATCTGGTAGATCGTCGTTGAGATCTTCGATATACTGATACCATTCTTCCCAATTTCTTTTTCCGATATTGGTATCAACAAGGAATTGCTTCTGGCCGTTTCGTTCGAATCCCGGCATACGGGACAAACGCGACGGATTGCGGTTTTGCGTATCGACTGAGATCCCGTTCTTTTGGCATATCTTATATAAGTAGTCAACGCGCTTTCTGTATTCTTCATAGTTGCCCGCGTCCACCTTAACGATGGCATGTAAGGACTTGTTTCCACTGTATACAAGGGCCACGATCGGCAATTCCAGCTCTTTATAGATTGCGTTTTGTTTCTCAACGCTCATACTGTCCGATTCAACTAGCGCGTACCGATAATCAGTTACGTTCTCGTTTTTGGCTCCCTTGCCATCTAACGGGTTGAATCGGATCCACGCTCCCGCTTCCTTGTGGTAATCACCGAGGACCGCCCCGATATCACCGTTACATTTGCTAAGTTGCTCGATCAGTTGCCCAGCGGTCCGGTCATAGGCTCCCTTGGTTGGAAGCCATTTCTCGATCTCGCCCGTCTCGTCGTTTACTTTTGGATAGCTTTCCGTGACGTAACCGACATTCTCGGACGATTCAAACAAGGCCTCGAGGTATTTAATAATCTCTTGTACTGGATTCCAGTTTGTAGGCTCATGAATCTCTTTTCCCTCGATCCAGTTCTTATCAATAACGCGATAGTCCCGATCGATCGTATCGTTCCAATCGAGCTCATGGGCTCCCTCGCTATCGCTTGAGTATGGATTCACCCAGCCATGATCTTTCGCGAGTTGTACGATTGTACCACCCGTGACAATGGAACCCGCCTTTTCGTTGAAGGTGTCCCATTTCTTGAAACATTCAAATTTACGGTATCGTTTCGGATCGCGTAAGGACCAATTATCCCAATCGGAAGCTGTGTACCCCTCATGTTTTAAGGCCATTCCGACGTTTATCCATTCTTGATAAGATAAAATCGAGGGGTCTATATGGTCTAGTAATGGTAATAAATCAAATTCTCGTTCCACTAGTCCCCTCCTTTCTAATTTGGTACATATTCGCTCGCTTTGATTTGTGGTGGTATTCTCCACCCGTTCGCTGCGATTCGATCAATCATGCTTCTAGCGCTCTCAAAGCTCCACATACCAACATTCCGGAAGCCTCGACTCTCGAGGAAACGAATTTGTTTCGGTGTCGAAAGCCCTTCGTTCCGTCGCTTGTTTAAGCGATCAAGTAAGAGATTCGCTTTTCCGGCATTGCCCACTTCGTCGGTAAAGATCCCGTATTTTTCAAGGGCCTTGAGTTGTTTTTCAGACGGCGGAGCCATCTCCCAGCCAAAATTAGGGACATAGCTTGAAAGATCTTCCGCATGGATTGACATTTCAAATTGAAGCGGATCGACGAGTTTTCTTTTACGCTTCCGCATTTCTGCGAGCTGTTTTGCGAGGGCTTCTTCGCGTTCTGCGACGACGTCCTCCGCGCTTTTTGCTTCCATTGCTTCGAGATCGAGCACGACGCCTGTTTCTTCTTCCATGTTCTCGACCATCTTTTGGGTCACTTCTGGGCTCTCACAAATTAAGTGAGCAGGGCGACAAAGCTCATGCCGTTCCGTGTGCCATAAGAAATCGAGAAGAAGAAGCTCTTCTTTCCCGGGGAAAAGACGCGTCCCACGTCCCACCATTTGAGAATAGAGCGCCCGGACTTTTGTCGGTCTTAATACCACCACGCAATCGACTGAAGGGCAATCCCAGCCCTCAGTTAGTAACATTGAGTTACATAGGACGTTATAACGCCCTTTCTCAAAGTCCTCGAGCACTTCGGCCCGATCTTTCGATTCGCCGTTTACTTCGGCTGCTTTAAAGCCTCTCTCGTTTAAGATATCGCGGAATTTTTGGCTTGTCTTAACTAGTGGAAGAAAGACGACTGTTTTTCTGTCCTTGCAATACTTGGCCATTTCGTCCGCAATCTGTACTAGATACGGATCGAGAGCCGTTCCAACGTCGCTCGCCTTAAAATCACCCGCGGACATTGTCACGCTTGATAAATCGAGATCGAGCGGAATCGTTAAGGCCTTAATCTTGGATAGATAGCCTTCCTTGATAGCCTGTACGAGTGAGTATTCATAAGCCAAGCTGTCAAAGTACGATCCGAGATTTTTCATATCGCCCCGGTCTGGTGTAGCTGTAACCCCCAAGACTTCCGAGTCTTTGAAATGGCCCAGCACTTTTTGATAACCGTCAGATATCGCATGGTGCGCCTCGTCAACGACGATCACGTCGAACCAGTCGGGCGGGAATTGACTTAAACGCTTTTCCCGTTGCATGGTCTGGACTGATCCCACGACCACTCGATACCATGAACCTATAGACGTGCTTTCAGCCTTTTCTAGCGCTGTACCGAGGCCTGTCGCGGTCTTGAGCTTATCGCTTGCTTGATCCAGTAGTTCGGATCTGTGAGCGAGCACTAAGACGCGCTTCCCTTCTCTGACTTGATCTTCGATGATCTTTGAGAATACGACGGTTTTCCCCGTCCCAGTCGGGAGGACTAGAAGAGTGCGTTTCCGACCTTCTAGCCACTCACGCTGAACGGCTTCCCGTGCTTCTTGTTGATAGGGTCTTAACTCCATACTTTAGAACCTCCTATATTAGAACGGCCCTCCTGTGAAGCCTCCCTGTGGTTGTGCTGGTTGTTGTGGTTGTTGATACTGTGGCGCTGGTTGTTGGTACGCTGGGGCTTGTTGTCCCGGTTGCGCATTTAATACTTTCGTATAGTCCACGTCCTCAGCATAGATCATACCTTTCACTTCGTTGTACTTTTTGCCGTTGTACTCACGAGATCCAACCTTACAAACTCCGACTTTACCAATAATCGCGTTCCAATCCATGCGAAGCGGTTCGCCTTTACGTTTTTGTCCGATTGAACCAAAGAATGCAGATAACATTCCCTCGGTTGAGCTATGCAAGAATAGGTTGTGAGTGAGTTCTTTTTCGCCCTCGTTCGCTTCGATTAATACATGAATCGTTGCCTTGTTGCAAGCTGGTAACTTGCCGGGTTTTTGCGGGTTTGGTGTGTGACGTCCACGGTCATAGCTTTTTACCGTGTAATAATATAAACCTTCAGGTAATAGGACGAATTCCGAATCCTTTTGGATAGTGTCGTTCCAGTCATATTCGCGGTCAAAGTTGTTAGTGTTGTTAAATTGTTGTTGTGTCATGATAATTTTCTCCTGTATTCTTATAAGTTATTAGTGTTAAATGGTAAGTCTGGGTCTTTCCGGACTTGGTTTTGAATGACGTCCAATGTAGCGTCCCAATTCGCGACGATCATATCCCAATAATTGCTCGGGAAGTTTTCGATCGGGGTTCCCATCGGGAAGTGTCCCCGGATATAAGCGACCTCTTGAAGTTCATTTTCGGTTACATTGTTTGGCGTCATTAAGTCGATCAATGCTTGTGGTAAGAGTCCCACTTGTGGAGCTCGTCCCATTTCTTGGGCCACCTCTTGAGCTGCCTCTTGTAATTGCTCGTTAATGTTTTGCTTTTGTGGCTCTGGTGTCGGTTGTAGCTGTGGCTCTGGTTGTGGAGCTGGCGCCGGTGCCGGTTGTTCGGTTGATACGGGAGCCGGTGCGTTGAAGATATGGGCCACACTTTCAAACGTAAACGGAAGCTGATCTGGCAAGCCGTGACGGTTTTTTGCGTCCCATGCTGGGCGGTGGTTCGTGTACATGACACGCTCGCCCCCTTGGGCTTTTTTCTTCCCGGTATCTGTGGTCATGACGATTGTCTTATAATTCGCGAAAAGAACCATATCGGCCCATTCCTTGACCAGTGGAGCCGTCTTTGAGCTGGTCTTTTGCCCGAGTTTTAACTCGTATCGGTCATAAGATCCCATCTCGTCCGGCTGCTCGAATTTTTTAATTTGAGCGTGGGCTGTCAAAACGACATTGATCCCGTTGTCCACTAGCTCGGACAAGCTGTTCAATAGACGCCCGATCTCTTCTTGGACGTATGTATAGCCCTTGCCCCAGCCGAAATCTTCGATCCCGTTTTTCTGGTGCTGTGAGCATACATAATCGACCGCGAGCTGTTCGGCCCAGTCGATCGTATCAATGACTAGCGTCTTACACGCGCCTGGGTTTGCCTTGATAAAAGAAATTTCGTTTTTGAGCATTGCCCAGCTTGTGGGCTTGTCCATACGGGCCACGTCCATATTATCGGTTGATCCTTCCGTGTCGATGAATACCGGATCTGGAAATTGACTCGCGAAGCTAGACTTTCCGATTCCTTCCGGGCCATAAATCACGACTTTCTGAGCCCGTGCCTTCCTTCCTCTTGTAATTTGCATTTTTTAGTCCTCCTCGTCATTGTCACCCAAAAGCCCACGAAGGAGGTTTTCAAAATGTTTGCGTTTTGCCTCTTCGATCTCATCTGTCAGATCTTTTGGCTCTTTGCCGTCGAGCGTTTTGAGCTCATACGTTGCTGTAACTTCGAGCAGTTCACCTTCGAACGCTTCAGCGACTTTATACATACGGTCACCCTGCTTTTCAATAGATTCTACGCTATTGTTTGCAGCATCTCGCAAGTCGTCGGTCCACTTTGAACTATAGGCCAAAGCTCGATTATTGTTTTCATACTCCTGTAAGAAATGTCCATTTTCTTTGTTACGAATAACGATAAATTTTTCTGTTTTTTTCATGATTTTTCCTTCTTTCTGTTAAAAGCCATTTTGCCAAGTTGGCGCGATTGTTTCTTGTGCGCCATTTGTTGCCCCGTTTAATAGTCCGTTTTCAAAACTCTCGGGTTTAATACTGTACCCGTCCTCGATGATAACCGAGCACTCGCCACCAGTTGAAACGCGTGTCGCAATAGCTTGCAAGCCCTCTTGCTCTAGCCACGCGCCAAATTCCATTAGTGTCACTTGGTCCATCTGTTCTAACTTGTCGATCAAGACGAAGCCACATTCTGGCTTGAGCTTGCGAACGATAGCCGTTGCGACTTGTAATTGTTGCGAACCAGACATATTGTCCCAACGTTGACCTAAGTATAAGAGCTCTCCATCTTCCACGGACAATCCCGGAAGCGGTAAGTCCGCGTTAGTGAGTAAGTCGCGTTTTTGCTTGCGAATACCTTCGATAACAAGATCTAACTCGCGATACTGTTCGCGGTAGCCTTTCGCGTCCTCTTCCGCCTTGTCTTTGTCAAAATTCGCTCGAACCTTCAAGTTAATTTGTTCGATATTCGCGATACTTTCTTCAATTTCTTGCGTTGATTCATCAATCAACTCTTGCGTGTCTTTGCGTGCAATATCAAGGTCTTGCGCTAGCCCTTGCTCTTTCTCTCGAGCTTCTTCAAGCATTTTGCTAAGTCGTTCGACGTCTGCAAGCGCCCCTTGATATTCGTTTTCGATTCTTGTTAAATTCTGACGTTTACGAGCATTTTCGCCATTCTTAGCAAGTATGGTTTGTTGTTGTTGAATGAGTTCCGCAATCGAAACAAGCTCTTTCGGTGCGTCTGGATAATACGGCTGCTCTTTTGCAAACTTTTCTTTTTGGTCTGCAATCACTCCGATAGCATGACGCTCTTGATATTTTGCTTTTTCTTCCATTTCAAGCTGAACTAATTGATCGCCTACCCCAATAATCTGTAATAACGTTGTAGCCTTCTCCTTATCGTTCATTTCCATGAATTTCGGAAGGTCTAGTGCCAATTCTTCCACGAAACTATCAAGCAATTTCTGACCGGCTTTGTTTCCGCTTGGATCAATCACTTTTAAATCGCTATTTTTGCCCTTGCGTTCGACGACAAGGCCATTTGATAGCGTGATTTTTAGGCTTGGGGGAATCGTTGACCCCTCACGCTGTGCCTGTGAGGGTTTGTATTTGTTACCACCCAAGGCCCACGCTATCGCGTCTAATACGCTTGTTTTGCCTTGGTTGTTGTTCCCTCCGACAATGGTCAGCCCTTTCGCTGACGGCTCGATTTTGACCGCTTTAACGCGTTTGACGTTTTCGATCTCGAGCTTGTTAATTGTTACCATTTCTTGACTCTCCTTTCAGACGAGCGAGCTCGTCAAGCAATCGTTCTTCCCGCTCAAGTGTAGCTTTCAGAATTTCGGTCTGTTGCAGATTGATAAACCACAAGCGGTCAAGCGCTTTTGTTTGCTGCTCGATCTTGCGGGCCTTTTTACCAAACATGGAAGGGGACCTCCGGTGATTCGGTATATAGCTTCATATTTTTCCGGCGACTTGCGAGCTCGTCTTCGTATTGTTCAATGACTTGCGCATTGTGTTCTGGAAGCCCCTCTTCAATAGCTTTTAGTGTTTCGCTCTTTGCAAATCTCATTTGTTTCTTGTGATCGAACCATGAGACAATGAAACCAGCTAAGAAGCATACACCCCCGATTGCTACTGTTCCGGCCACTTGCCCAGAAATAATAATTTCATTCATTTTAAATACTCCTTTTCTTTTTCTAAAATTTCGTAAACGTCCCGGACGTCGTACATTTTCTTCTTTCCTTGTTTCCGAAATGCAAGTCCTCGACGTTCTAGCTTTTTAATATAACCATGATCGAAGCCGAATTTTTTCATTAAAGCTTTTTGATCGAGTGGCATTTGTTTTTCTTCTATTTCTTTTTTTAACTCGTCTCTCACGATATCCACGATCGATCTGAGATAGACTTTCGCGATCTCGTCTGAGATCAAGGGTGGCAAGTTTAGCTCCTCCATTTCTTCGTTCCTCCAATTGTGCGGGCAAGCACTTTCTGATATAATTAAGGTAGATATTTTTTCAAGTGCTCGAGCTTATTCGCTCGGGTGCTTTTTGTTCATACTTGTTGAACTTTGTACTTAAAAAAATAAGCCGGGATATTCTTTGGATCGATATCGAGAACTTCAATTGCCTTCGCGATCTCGCTATCTTTCCAAGAGACTTTATTGTTTAGCTTCAGCGATACGCTTCGCTCTGATATTCCCAAGGCGTTGGCAAATTCTGCTTGTGTACCGAATTTCTCGGTAATCTTTCCTAAAAGTTTTGAATAATCGTTGCTCATATTATCCCTCCTTTCTTTTTGTTCACGTCTTATGAACTTGATGAATAAAGTATATCACGTGTCATGAACTTTGTCAACAACTTTTTTCATTTTTTTTGAACTTTTTTATTTTTTATTTTCTTTTTCTGTGTTATACTATAGTAGAAAAAAGGAGATGAACACCATGAGAAAATACAATACCGCTGATAGGCTTCGGGAATTAATGACTGAGAGAGGCTGGAAACAAGTTGACGTTATTAATAACTCAAAACCGTTTCAAGAAAAATTAGGGGTCAAACTCGGAAAAAGTGCTCTTTCTCAATACGTGAATGGGGTACAATCGCCAGATCAAAAGAAGCTCGCTCTTTTAGCTTTGACTTTTAACGTCTCTGAGGCTTGGTTAATGGGCTATGACGTGCCACGAGGACGCGAGGTAAACTCTGAGCCGGACCTGTCAGGCTTGGATCTGCGCGAGCTGGCCAAAAGCGCGAAAACGTTCGACGGAAAACCACTAAATGAAGAAGATATCGAAGCGATTGAAAATATTCTCGATATATATTTCAAAGGAAGATTATGATAGAAGAAATTTGTGATAAAGCGGGCGTCACGCTCGCTTACTTTGACAATGACTTGTGGCCACGTCCCGGAATGATCTTATCTGATATGAAGATCATTTTCGTCAATAAGTCACTAACTAGGGAGGCTCAGAAACGCGTTATTTTGCACGAGCTGGGCCATTTAAACCATACGACGGCCGAATATACCATAAACCCGATCAAGTGCGAAAATGAAGCCAACCGGGCCATGATACACGCGCTATTAAAGGAAGAGTTAGCAGCTGGGGACGCGAGCGAGTTTAATTATGTACATTTTATGGAGCGCCACGAGCTAAAAACAACGGCCGATGAATTAATGGTAATAGATGAATACTATCGATTAGTCGGATAAAGGAGAAAAAACATGGACTTTAACAAAATCAAGGATCTCGCGAAAAAAGCGACTGAAAAAACAGCGGACGGAATTTCAGCAATGAATGAAATGAGAAAGAAAGCTGCTCAAGAAACAAAGATTTCAATCGGGAAAACAACAATTCGAAAGACAATCGAAGGCCGATATTATATCGGATTATATTCAGAAACCCCAGAACTATTTGAATTTGAGAATTTCCAATTTGAAGGCTCTACTATCGTAGAACACACAAAAACGACTGGAACGACCAAACAGAAAGGGAAAAAAGGAGGTGCGTTTTTAGGGGCTGTAATTGGTTCAACACTTGGACCAGCTGGTGCTGTTGTAGGTGCCAAAATAGGCTCCTCCGGAAAACGGAAAGGTAAAATTGATTCAACCTCTGTTACTACTACTGAAGAGATACCCGGTCTTGCTATGTTGTACTTGCGAAATATCGAGACAAACGAAGTTAAGACAATTAAAGCCAAGATCACCAATGCACAAGCAGAAAATATTAGATCGTTTTTCGAATAAAAAAAAGCCCCGAGGACAAGCCACGGGGAAATACATGATATAAGTTAAGTATAACAAAATCATTTCGTTCTTTCAATTGTGCGGGCAAGCCAAAACGGAGGAAAGACATGATAAAAAAATATACAACCAAAAACGGGGAGACTCGTTACTTATTTCAGACCTATCTGGGGATTGATTCCTTGACTGGAAAAGAACGGCGGACCACGCGCCGGGGCTTTAAAACCATGAAAGAAGCCAAACAAGCCGAAAGAAATTTGTTGCTTGACGTGGAAGAGAACGGGCTTCCGTCGAATCAATCGGACGGTTTCCAAGATCCCACATTTGAAGAGGTTGCTCATTTGTGGTTAAAAAGTTATAAAACGACTGTCAAAGCTAGTACTTTCGGGTTAACCGAAAGCAAATTAAAACAACTTATTAAAAATCATTTTGAAGGAATGAAGATAAAAAAAATATCTGTTCCATACTGTCAAAAAGTTGTTGTATCATTGAGTGAGAAATATGTTCTGTATACACACTATTTGTCAGTTATTGAGCGTATTTTTAAGTATGCTGTTCTAATAGACATTATTCCGACAAATCCATTCGATAAAGTTATCAGGCCAAAAAGCAAGCCTGTTTCAAAACGTGATAATTATCTTACGAAAGACGAGCTCAAAACATTTCTTGATCTCGCTCGCGGCGCTTCCTTGACTTATTTTTTTCCGTTGGTCCATCTGTTGAGTTATACCGGCCTAAGAAAAGGCGAGGCGATCGCGCTCAAGTGGTCAGATATTGATTTTGAAAATAAACGGATCTCAATCACAAAAACCGCTGCGCGAATCCATGATAGACAAATTATACAATCACCAAAGACTAAAACTAGTTTTCGAAAAATCTTGATAGATGACGCGACTCTCTCCACGCTAAAACGATGGAAAAAAGATCAAATTAAGATATATTTCAGAAATGGAAAGCACTTTGAAGGCGATGACAATTTCATTTTTACGAATGAATCGGCTGACTGGGTACACATTAAAAATTTCACTCGTTATTTCAAAAATTTTATAAGAGACCACGATTTTAAACCAATCACGCCTCACGGCCTGAGACATACCCACGCAAGCCTTTTATTTGCAGCTGGTGTTGAGCCGAAAAGTATATCTGATCGTTTAGGACATAGCACCGTCCAAATAACGCTGGACCTGTACACACACATAACGGAAGATCAACGGAGCGATACAGTGGAGAAATTGCTTGAATACATGGTAATATAAATATGTCGTATTCAGTCCCGTATTCAGTCACTCACGACCCCTTGAAAAGTCAGTGATATCAAGGACTTGTGGGGAGTGGCCCCTATTATACCACAATTAGCCTAGTCATTGGTTTTTGATCAAAGGAAGGAGTATAAAAAAGAACTGCTCCCAGACGTTAGATTTTTCGGATCAAATGTCTGAGGGACAGTTCACTGCGATATTTTTTACTTGTTTTCCAATTGCGCTAATTCTAGCAACCGTTCTTTGGACAATTTTTTAATTTCAATTTGACTAGCATCTAGCTGCTGGAATTCATCTGGCTCTAGTGCTTCCAATAGATTCTTCAGTGCAAGAGAACCAATTGGATGGTAATTTTCTGGCTTATCCGGATCTCCATCGATCGCCACCAATAGAACTCGCCAATCAATGATACCCGCTAAGCCCACAATTTCTACATATTCTGCAGGAACATGTGGCACGCTTG